TGGCGCCTGCATTATAAAACGCACGATGAAGCCCATAACCCGCGACATTGGCTGTAGCAACATCTGCGTAATAACTGTAGTCTTTAATATCAACGATATTGATAGCTAAGCCATTGCTTCCAGTGCCTATCTTGTAATAAAAGGCAGGAACCCAGCACATAACTGAGCCATCTGTGTATTGGTAATTTCCATAATTTGCAGAGGCTATATCATCTGTTCCGGTCATTTTAGAAAAACCAGACGGTAGGTTTCGACAAATCCCAACGCCAAAGCCTTGGCTGCCTGCTATGCCAATAGTGCTACTCATAAAATAATTTGATAAACCGGGAACGGCTACTGATTGCGAAATTGTCCAGCTTGCTATAGTTCCAGAGCCTGATACTAAGCTAACATTAGCCGTTAGCACTCCGGTACTTGTGTTGTAACTTGTAACATCACCTAGCATCGAATTAGTAGGATTTACTGTTGAGGCAACTTTAATTGTCATACCAATAACGTAGCTTTTTCCAGTTTGCGTTGTTAATGATATATTGCCCAATCCTATCAATAAGCTCGTGGTGCTTGTTGCATTGGTGGCGTTTAAAGTCATTGCTACCGCTGTTGCATTACACTCAACTGCAAAAGTAGGCAATGCCGTCATAAAGGCATCAGCTCTCGCTGAGAAATTATTAGGGTCTGAGCGACTAGGAGCCGTTGGTAAGGGTGTTATAGCCATATTAAGTGAGTCCTTCTATAGTTAAGCTGCAAGAGCTGTAATCGGGGTAAGCAATGTTGACATCAAAATCTTTATAGAACCCATAGACAATCAAACTGGTGTAAATGCTTTCAGCTCCGACCCATACCAGCGGTGTAGAACGATAACTGGCGAGCAAATTAACAACATCATCAACGATATTGTTATTAATCATTAAGTTTGAGTTCATGCGTTTGGCATAAGTACGCTGCACTACTGTTGTATTGCCAAAACTGTCGGTTGTTTTTACTGAATAATCGACAATGCCAGCGGAAGCACCGTATTGAGTAGCACCCAAGTCGTAATAGTTGCCTACTACGCAATTTCCACAAGTTGCTGTGCTGCTAATGTTAATAATAGAAACAGTAATAGTGCTATTGCTGTAGGGTGGTATATCCGTCAATACTAAATCACTTTTGTAGGTGATTAATTCAAAAAAGTAGGAATACCAGTCAATAACCTGTTCCCCTCCCACCATGTTGATCGTTTTTGAGTAAACATTGGCTCCAGATACAGTTACATTAACTGTAATAGATGTGGCGTCTACGTTTAATAAGGCTAGGCTATTAATAATGGCAACAGGCGCTAAGACAAATGTTAGCGGTGTCGCAATGCTAGTCTGCGACCCCCAAGAAGCATCAAACATTTTCCATTTATTTGTGCTGCTAATCTCCAGCCATTTAGGCGTTGTTCCTGTTAGATTTACATCAGGGCTAAAATTAGTATTTGCAACCAAACATTCATAAATCTTGTGCGTACTGACTAAAATAACGCGAGTGCTAACTGTGTATGCTGTGGCTCCGCTCCATGCCGTGTAATCTGTTTCTGGTACGTTACTGTAAGTTAAAACGCTATTAGTGACAGTAACGGGTCTGATTAATTTCATGCTGCCACCACTGTTGTTATTGCTGTCCCATCTTGCGTAACATCACGCAATATTTTTGCAGTTCTTAATGTATTATGTGCAATAGCCTGTTGCCCTGCCCTCACATCTGATCTAAGTTGACGTATTTCAACTAGTAGTTCATCCATGTTCAACAATGACTTACTTTGTCCATTACTGTAAATTCTTGATGCTCCGGTATTTTCAATCTCTGGACCATTTTCACCAACAATTCGCCAGCCTCCTTCGTGTTGCCCACCTGATGCAAAAGCTGGCAGCGCTGCGGCTGTTGCATTGGCGTAGGCTCTTGCTGTCTGATAAGTAACAAGGGCGGCATCTGCTGCGCTCCTGTCAGCATTAGCCGTATCTGATAATCCGCTTAATAATGCTCCGGCTGCCGCTGCTGATACAACTGCTGCATTCGCATTTACTAGGGCAGTTTGAGCATTTGTTAGATTGTTACTAATATTATTATAATTACTTGCCGCTGCATTAAGATTTTTCCTATAAGCATCTCGCGCTTTTCCATCCCAGCCTTGATCTGTATTCATATTCGCCCAATACAAATATTTTGCTTTGGCTGCTGGTAGCGCATCGGTGAATTTTGCTATGGCTGCCGTTGAGTCAGTTACAGCGGTATTGGCATTTCTTGTTCTTAGCTCCCAATCGGCTCTTGCATTTGCGTAGACCAGCGCAGAAGCGGCTGCTTGAGTGTTTGCTTGTATTAAAGCCAGATCAGCTTTTGTTGCCGCTTTATCGGCTTCTGTTGCAAGCGCAATGGCTTTTGTTGCTGCGTTTTGAGCGTTTAATGAGCCGGCTAACTGATTGATCGCTTCGGAAACAGATATAACCGCCTGATTATTGCCCAGCATTTTCTCTATTTGTGTTTTTTGATCTTGAACTGTCGCTAGGTTCTTTTGTGCTTCGGTTAAGTTGGCAACTGAATCGGTTATACCTAGTGCCGAGGTAATTTGCGATGAAGTCAGTGTAATCATTTTGCCATTTACATCAATCACAGCGCTTTTCGTACCATCAGCCGACCCGATTAAATCAACAATCTTACCATTTACTTTAGTTACCTCTTGAGTAGTGCCATCGGCTGAAATAGCTTGTGACCGTGTTAATGTAACTAATTGTCCATCAACGTCTATGACGGCACTTTTAGTGCCATCTGCTGAACCAGTTAAGGTTACTATCGCATTATTAACTCTAATGACTTCTTTCGACACCCCATTAATAGCATCAATCTGCTGTTGTGCCATGTTAACTTGAGCATCGGCATAGTCAGCAAGCTGGGTTATTGTTCCACTGGTAAGGGCTTGATCTCTTGCGTAGTCTGTAAATGACGAATAAAGTTGCTCGCTAGGCTTAGAAATATCAGTTAATGCTTTGTCCATGCCAGCAAAGTTATCAATCGAGCCGCCAGCATTAGCCACTTTTAAGGCGGCATTTAATACAGCCTGAGCATCTGCCCTGTCTTTTCTGGTTGTTGCGTCAGTTGTTACCGTAGTCCCTGTTGCTGCTGCTCTTAATTTTTGGGCTAATGATGATAGATTACTAATTGCTTTTGATACTTCATTCACGGCTGCTGAGACGGCTTTACTTGCCAGCGCCATTGCATCTGTTACCGCTTTATTCGCTACGGCTGTTGCATCGGCTACGGCTTTATTGGCATCGGCAAGGATGTACACGCCTTGCTGAGTTATCCTTAAACTTGCGTCCATTGCTGCCAATTCATCTTTGCGCTTTTCAGTCAATGCGCCTACTGCATTACCTGTTAATTCCATGTATTGAATGTCAAGCGATCTCTGAGTTTTTGCGATTGCCGCTACTTTTTCCGCCCCTGATTCAAGCATTGAGTAATAAGTATCGGCTGCTGAACTTAACTCAAGCAATAGACTGTAACGTTGCTGGTCAAGTGGGTTTGTCATATTCAAACCCTCAACCAGTTTTTTATAATTTTCTCTGGTTGTCGGTAAAATAACATTGGCTTCTGCGAGTGAACCGACCAGCGTTTTTTGCAGGCGTGTTTGTTTTTCTGCGTCTGAGTAAAACTTATCAAAGAATGCTTCAAATTGCTGTTGAAATTCCTCTAGTCCTCCTGCTGCTTGAACAATCGCATCACTGACTGCAATTACATCTTTTGCTAGTAACTTAAGTCCTGATTGAGTAAGCGCATCTTTGACAATGACTATTTCAGAGACAATGCGCACTGTTGTCTCAAGCATCCCCTCACCAAGCAACTGATACTGTTTAACAATCGAACCGAATAGCTTTGAGGACATTTTGTCGAGTGTAGCGGAGATAACGCCATTGATTTTCTTGGCGGCAGCTTCGCCATTCATCCCCATGATATCAATACGCATAGCTGGAATAGCTGAATTGTAAACAGTCTCTCGAAGATTTGTGCCTAATTCTTTCCCTAGAAACTCACCGACACTGAGCATCGTAGTGCCTATGTTTTTAAATACCATGTTCAGCGAATCTTGAGTGGCTGCGCTGATCTTTTTTATTTGCGTTGAATACTCGTCCTTGCTGCTTCCAAAAATGCCGCCTGACGTGTGGGTTTTAATATCCGCAAATTGATAGGCTTTAACATTTCCACCATCGGCAACAGCCCCTAGATTAGTTTTTCTAGTGCCTATGCCTTGAGCCACTATTGACTGCGTGACTTTCCCACCAAATAAAAAGTTGCTAATGCCTGATAGTATTGGGCTAAAAAGTGACGGAATCTGACTTATAAGCCCAGTTACTCCAGTCAGCGTTGCTGCGGCTAGCTGAAAAACCGCCATGCCGCCAGCTTGAAATAGGTTGCTAATCGTTTTTGTAATTCCAGCTTGCAGATTATTAACGCCTCGATTAATGCCTCTCAACTCAACATATTCAGACGCATGGATGTTTTTCAGCAATTCATTGGTTTTACCGATTGATTCTGACACCGCTGTTGGGTCGCCTAATACTGTTCCTGTCCCATCGTCAGTGGGTGGGGGTGTTCCTCCGCTGCTGCCACTGCCGCCTGAAGCCGCAAAACCTAGCCCTGCCATCAATGCCAACATAGCTGCAACACCAGCAAATCCTGCCCAGCCAGATTGAGCAAATAATTTTGATGCGCCCTCTGCGATGTTCTTGGCTGTTGCAACTGCTGACAGTGCCATGCCTTTTACTTTCATCGCCATTTCAGCAATGCCTATCGCCACCCCCACAGCGTGAAATGCCTTTGCCCCTGCTGACTTTTCAGCAAACATTTTTGACGATGCCATCGCCAGCTGCCTTGTTCCTGTCATCTGGTCTTGCACGTTCTTAGCGTTTAACGTGGCTTCTTCTTTGGCGTATTTCTTAAAGTTTGCTGCTCTTTCTTTTGGGTCTGCAATGCTGTTATTGAGTAACTGATTTTTGTTCAACTCAGCCATTGCTTTTGAGTTTTCAGCTAATGAATCAGTCATTGTGGTTAATGCGCCCGTCATTAAGCTGATGCCACCCAATGCCCCATCGAATATAGCGGTAGTGATGCTGCCTAAATCTTGTGTTTTAGTCTTTGTATCGTCCAATGACTTGTTATAAGCGTCCAATGCTGTCTTGGCATCTTCCTGTGCTTTCTTTTGCGCCTCTGCCCCTGAAGTCTTATCAAACTGATCTAGTAAAGGCGCTTTATCTGCACCGGACATAGGTGATTTAATACCGTCTGGGCTTGTTGTGGTCAGGGTTGAGGAATAGTAATCTCTAGCCGACATAGTAGCTTTGTTATAGCGATCAATCAGCGAGTCTAGTTGCGACTTTTCTTCCTCGTTGTGTTGCTTTTTTGCTTCCAGCGCTGCCCCTGCATCCCAAAGCGCCATCGCCTGTGCAATCATGGCTTTGTTATAGCCCTTTGATGCCAGCGTCGCTTCTTCAAGCTGTCTTTTAGTTTTTGATTGCTCGATATTGTTTAACGTCAAAGCCTTCAAAGTGTCATCGAAAGACTTGGCGAGTGAGGCTTCTGCTCTTGCTGCTTCTTTTGCGGCTTTGTCATGCTCTTTTTTAGATTGTAGTGTTTCCTCTAAGACTTTCTTTTCTTGATGGGTAGAATTTAACAGCTTATCCGTTGCAGCCGTTTCTTGATTTTTAGCGACAATAACATCATGAGTGGTTTTAATTACTCCCTCTCTTTGCTTGATAAAATCAGATAGTCGGTTTTTTTCACCCTCCAATGAGTTACCTGTTAATGCGCCCGCTACTTGCCATGCCGCACCCGAAATGCCACCTTGACTCATGGCGGATATTTTGGCTTTTGAGCTGACAATCTTATTATTGATTTCCTCTAATGCCAGAAACTCCTTACCAACGCCAGCGATTGAGTCTTTGAAATAATCCAGCCATGCTGTCCAGTTGCTAACAACTGTTTTTAAGTACCCCTCACTTTTATCATTTAATAAGGTATCTTCAAATGAGTGCCAAGCATCGGATAAACTGCTTATTTTTCCGTTCAATGTCTCCATTGCATTAGCATTGCTTCCTGCTGCCGCCTCCCCCATTTTGACAATTAACTTGTCGATCATATCAACCGTAATTGTTCCTTTGGCTGACATTTCTGAAAGCTCTGCTGCGTTCTTGCCTGTGATTTCGCCAAGCAATCGCATAACTGGAACACCACGCTCCATTAGCACGACCATATCCTCCATTTGCAGCTTGCCCTTTGAATGGGCTTGACCTAATTGGAGTGCGATAGATGTTAATGTCTCTTGACTGCCTCCCAGCTTTGACGCTTGATCGGTCAAGGATTGCATGACTTGATGGGTGGGTTTTATGCCCATGTTTTGCAGCATGATAAAGGTCTGAGTTAGTCCTTTTATCTCGTACGGTGTATCTTTTGCAAAAGTTAAGATCGCATTGAAAGCCCCTTTCGCTCCCTGTGCTGAACCCATAACAGACTTTAAACTAGCTCTTAATGATTCCATCTCTCGATTAGTATCAAGTACAGACTTCGCCAATGCGCCCAAACCAAGGCCAGCAAATAAGCCTGTTAAGCCCTGCATTGATTTCTCAACTGAGGACATAGCCTTGGCAGTCTTACCACCAGCCGTAGATAGTTTTTCTAACTCAGCCGAGGCTTTGGTAACGTCTGTTGCATCGACTTTTATGCCGAGTGTTGCCATATCCATCGCCATACTATTTCTCCGCTTGCTGTTTCTGGTAATGGGTCAAAAAAACACCGTCTAGTTGTTTGATAATGTCTACTTCTTGCGCTGTGACTGACTTATTCGTTAGTCGATTCCATGCGTCAAGTTCTGTATAGCTGATCGGATTTAATGTGTAGCCGTTACTTGTCCGACCATTATTCAATTCGTGGAAATCACGCCAGATAAATTCTAGTGTCTCCGGAAAAGGCACTGGCTCAAGTTGCTTTGGCGTTATCCCTGTTTGTCTCTCTACTGATTCAAGGTGATGACGTAATGAACCGCCATCACTTTGCTTTTCACTTAACGCTAATTCGTTCTCAGCAAACAGCAATAACTCTGCTATTTGCTCTTGATAAAATTTGACATTAAGTCCGATGCAGCCGATACCTGATCTCTGACCTCAGGGTTCATTCTGCATAATGCCAGTGCCATGTCTTTGGTGTATTCAACGGGCTTTCCAGCATCATTAAGACCTTTCCAGCCGATGATGGTGATTGCCGCCAACTGAATACCAAAGGCTTCATCTTCTTCCACTTTGCGATAATCATCTTTGCCCTTTTTCAATAGCATACGTTCACGATCTCGCATGTTGTTGACGGCTTTTCGTGTCCACTCTTTTACGGTGTCAGCATGCTTGCCGAGTACCGTAATGAAGAAGCCCTCACCAATACCTGTGGCTTCTGGAATGAACTCGAACTCATAACCGTTTTCGGAGGTTGATGATAAATCTAAACTTGATAATTCCATTTTTAATCTCTGTTGTGCGATAAGGGTATCGTGGCTCAGATTTAAGCCACGATAATGTTATTTATTAAACAGCCAATGAATCTTGAACGGATAATATAGTTTGGTCGTTAGCCAAAGCCGGGCCACCATTCATATTGATACGAGCAGTAAATGGATAAGTCCTAACGATTGCCTTGTCGCCATCGTCTTTGCCGTCACCGTCCAACGTGATGTTGGATAGATTGAAAGAAACGAAGTCGGAAGATGCGGTGGTGTTGTCCTCGATAACCGCTACCAAATTGACTTGTGTTGCTGCATCAAATAAGCCACTCAATACAGCGTCTTGATAGAAAGCTGTGAATGAGCCAGATACTTCGATTGAACCCCGTTGAATATCGGGTGCTACGTTTGAGCCAACGACTGCGCCCATGCCTGCCGCTTTGCCATCGATAGCCAAAGTCAAGCCAGTGATGTTAGTAATTGCTGCACCATTAACAATCAAAATGCCGTTGATAGCTGCCAATGGATTTGATGAAGTTTCAGCAGTTGGGGTGGTTAGTATGCGAGTGGCACCAGTAGTGCGGTTAAGACCTACGCCCGTGACTGCCAAAGTTGCATTGCCTGTTGACGGCAACCCAATATCCAACTTGCCGAACATCACATCCGAATAGACTTCACTTTGTGAAATATCCGATTGCCAATCTTCAACTGTCCAATAGTCTTTTGTATGACCTGTTATCGGTACAACTGATTTTTTGCCCGGCAATGCTATGGTGCAAGCTGTGCCTGAGCCAGCTGTCATTGTGCTGCCGTTAAGGGTTTTAACAGTAATGACAGTATTTGTGATGTTAGTGATTAAAAGGTTTTTGCCGATACAATCAGCATTTAAACCTGTAGCGACTGAGATACGAATAACATCGCCAATCTTAAAGCCACCTGATGTTAACAAGCCTGTGCCTGTTAGCGTGTAAGCGCCTGCAACACCACCAACGGCTAATGCTAAACCAGTTAATGAAGTTGTAGCAGCAAAGTCTTTGCGTAATACTGAAGCGATAACTGTTGCATAAGTACCAGCCGATAAAACACCGTTTAAGGCCGTATCGACTGAACGTAAGCCGTGAGTCTTACCAGTCGATTGCTGATGACTAGCAATTTCGTTGTTAGCGTAAGTGTCTTTTTTAAGGTTGTTGTTTGATTGTTCCCGTCTTAAAATCTGACCGCCTGAACCTGATGCCGCTGTTCCGAGTACAGTCTGTTTTTTAATCGAGACTTGTTTGTTGATGCCTTGTGCGATTGCCATTTTAAAATCCTAATGATTTCAAGGTGGCAATAACAAACGAGGCTTTATGCGTGGTTTGTAGCGAGCTTGTAGTTGTTAATTAAATTATTTTGGGATTACTCCCCGTATTACTTTTTACTATCTTGTAGCCATTTTTCCCAAGCCGATAACATTCCCTTGGCTAACCTTATTATACTCTCATGCAGCAAAATTGTTGATGCGCTCATAATTTATATAGAAATGTAAGTGTGAAAACGTATGCGGACAGGAATAACGAACCTATCGCCATCGTTGTATGCTGGTTTTACTTCGGGCGTGTGTGAAATCAAAATACCGTTAGCGAGTGAAGTGCCACGTTTAAAAGTAGTTCTCAGTAACTCCGCTCTTGCCTCTGCTGTATTAGCACCCACTGACTGCGGATAACAAAGATCAACTTGCAAAAAGCCTTGCTCTTGAAATCCTGCCCCCTTTTCCTGATTGTCAGGTTCAGCTAATAACAAACTTGCCCTTTGGTAAGGCGTACCCACTACTGGTGTGAAGGGTACGTTTTGCCATGCGGTTTGAATTGCTGGTGTCATGCCGTCTAGCGCTGATTCCAGAGTTGACCTAATAGCCGATATACTCATGGATTAACCTCTTGAGCTGCATGCCTGACAATCCCTTGGTATTCTGATATGGTTAAACCCACCATGCCGCTGGGCGCTTGTGATGACCAACCATTTTCAAGGCGTATTGAGTACGGTAAATTATTCACGAGATAGTGCAGTTTCCCTGCGGCTTCTTTCGGCACTTTGCCCATTAAATGCACCTGTGTACCTTTTCCGCTTTCGTCATAAATATCTAATTGACCTGTTGGCATTTCCCCAACGCCATACTGCCAGTTGCCTTTAAATAGTCCGGTATCTACTGGCGACTTTTTAATGACTGAGCGCATCAGATCAAAGACTATCTTGCGTGTCACAAGATCAACATTAGAGTGAGTCTTATTAATAAACTTTGATATATCCAATGCGAAGCTGCCAGCCATTAGATGCCCCTGATATAACACTCACACAGGACGTTTACACCTGACGGAGTGAGTAACTTAATGAAAGTGATTGTGTAGCTGGTAGCGCCTATAGTGACCGTATCGCCTACATGTGGCGGTGTTGCCCCAACCATAGGCAGCAATAGTTTCTGGTCGCCCTGATGAATCAATGTGCCGTCAATGTCTTTTGCGCCTACTGGAAACACTACGCCCTTAACTTGCTGAGTCGATACCGTGACAGACGCATTGCCTGTGGCTGGGTTATAAGCACCAATCGACTTTGCCGAGATCGTGACTGTTTGCCCGTACTCACTCAGTGAGTCGTTAGCAACCATCGCCATATCAGCATAAAAGCTCACCTAACCACCTTTACTTCAACGCCTGAGCCTGACTCAAAGTAAGGCGCTAATAGTGCCGTGATCGCTAAATACTGCGTAGATTGAGGCGAGTATTTATCAAACTCAACCTCTAGCACATCAACTTTGGTTCGGGTCTTTTGCTGGGTTGAATCGCTGAGCAATTCCCCTGCTGCTGCTCTCAATGCTAACTCTGAACAAGCATTAATAACGGCTCTAGGCACTGACGAACTTAACGTCACAAAGCCATTTACAAAGACGTTGTAACGAGGCCATGAAAGGGCTTGAACTGAAGTCGTGCGAGTGCCTGCCCATCTTTGCGAATAGACTGCTTCCATGTAGTCGGTGGCACGTCTCAAGGCTTGTTCTTGCTGTGTCGTGGTAATGGTTGCCCATGTCGCATTGCCTCTAGCTGCATGATAAGCCAATGAGTCTGCCACGCTGCAAAAACTCTCGCCTGTTGCGCTACCCGTTCCCGTTTCGACAATTAAAGCCATTATGGATAACCTCTATTTCAATTCCCAGTTAGTGTTTTAAGGAGTGCGCCCTTGTGAAAAGACGCACCGTTTAACCAACTAATTAGTTGTTGATTGAAGTCAATCTTGCCATACCTTTGCGGTTGAACAATGCAAAGTTTGAGTAAGATTTAACACGAGTGATGATCTCGTCTTTGGTCTCAGCCACGCCCACTGTTTCGATTGCAATACCAGCTGGAACAGCGATTGGGTGAATCATTGACACGCCCACTTTGTTTGAACCATCATCCCAGCAACCAGCGAACACTGAAGCCAAAGCGCCACCTGTTAAAGCCGCACCATTAGCAGTTTCCGCTACTGATAAGTAATCGTTTTGAAAGATCGGGATACCCTCGTAAACAGACACAGTACGAGTAGTGCCGTTTGGCATGGTGTAGGCCATTGTTTCAGTAATACCACCCAAGCTACGAACTAACGCTTTATAGTTGCGTAAAGTACGAGCAGGCATCATTATCCAATCGACTTGACCATCTTTAGATTTAACTAGGTCTAAAAGTTGATCCATCAGCACTAAACTGATCGCTTGACCTGCTGAAGCAGTTGTATATTGAGCTGCATCGCATAAAGTGTGCAATGAGTTCAGTTGTGGCGATACGCCTGTGCCTGAAGCGATACCAGTTTGAAGTAAACGACCCACTGATTTTGCTTTAGATGAAATTTCAATGGCTAACTGGTCAACACCCGCACCCGAAGATTGAGCAGCAACCAAACCATTGATCTCAGCATCACCGATTGTAGTTGTTGCGCTGAAAGTGATTTGCGTAAATGTTGCAGCGGCTTTTGCTGTGATAGCACTACCAACGGCTAAATGTTGAGCGTCACCTAATGCGTTTTCACGGTTGACAAGGATAGCTTGACCCTCGTAACCCGTCCACGGCATTGCAGCCCACATAGGGTTAGTGGTGATAATGTCCTCAGCTACGCCTTGAACGATTTGGTTGTTGATTAACTTTGCTGCTTCTGCGAGTGTTTGAGTTGCCATTGTGATTCCTAAGTTTTAGGTTTGTTTAGCCAACCCCGCTGCTATCTTTTGCGTTGAGGTTAGCGGTATTTGATTCGTTGTTCCGTTGCCGCTACCTTGCGACCCACCGCCACTATTTTCCGGTGCTTTTACAAAATGTTTGCCATCGTCCGAGGCTGCCCACTCTTTCACAAAGTCTGATACTGACTTATCACCTATTTTGGCTGTCCGTGTATCACCCTCCGCTACGATCTGTGCTTGCCCTGCAAACATGGCTTTTGTAGCTGCCAAAAACTGTGGTGCTACGCCATTTTTAACCAGTTCATCCGTTAAGCCGTTGTCGATTAAAAGCTTCTGCGTGAACCCAGTTTCTGCTTTTAACTGTGTCTGCAAAGTCTCCAGGCTTTTACCTGTTTCTTTTGCCGACTTCTGACTTGTAACTAACTCAGCCTGTAATTTATCAACTTGTGCCTCAAGATCGACCACCGTTTGCGGATCAATCTCTTGACCCTTCATAAGCTTCTTGTTTTTATCAAGAAGTTCTTGGTTCTTCGTCTTTAAACCACCTGTTGCTGCCTCAACTGCTGCATCAATAGCCGCTTGAATCTCTGGTGTAATTTCCATTGCTTCCCCTTGGGATGTGTGGAATGTGAAAGGCTTAGCCCGTGAATCGCCTAACGATTTGGCTTCATTATACCATATATTCAATTATTGCAATATATTCTGTTTTAATATCACTTTATTAGATATAGTGTTGAATTTCAGGTTGTTTTGCCGTACTTCTTATTCAGTTCTGCCAACGATAACGGCTTTCCACCGCTTATCATCTGATCCATCGTAATCTTGCCAGACTTCCATAACTCAGCCCTGCCCTTACCAAGAGTACGATCAGCAAACGTGGGATCTGTTTCCGTCTTGCGTTTTAGCCAGTCAGCAAAGCTTTTATCATTCACCTGACCCTCCATGCTTGCGCGTGTACCGTCGGGCAGTTCGTCCATGTTAATACCTAGCTCCTTCCAAGTTTTCAGCACCGGAATCATTGAGCAGCGGCATTTAAAATGCTTGGGTGGTATTTGATAAACCATGCTATGGTTAATTTTCTTACCGTCAGTCGTCCAGCGCTTACCGTCTAATGCTCCGCACGTTGGGCATGTTCTACGATCTAAGGCGCTGCTCCACTCCTTGCCCGACATAACGTCGTCATTATCAGCAAATATTTTCTCTCGCGTGGTATTAGCGACCGACTGAACCGAAGTATGCACCAGCGTTTCCGCATTACGCTTGGATATGTCCAGCACACCACGCACACGCTTAACGATTTGTGGCGTAGTCTCAGCACCGACTAAACCTTGACGAACAGCCGACTGGAATTTAAACGCGGTATCTTCTGATTGACGACTCCACCATGCAGATTGCACAGCCCCTTGGATTATTGTGTTACCCGCTAATGTTTCAAGGTATGAGGCAGTCGGTATAGCCGCCATTGCAACTTGATTGCCTACCGCCATTAATAACGAGTCAGTGGTTGCACTTGCTGATACTTGCGCCACGCTGGTTGTCGTGTCTTTGGCTATGCCTGCCGCTTCATCATAATATTGCTTGATGACGGTACTGGCTTCCTTGAGCTGCTTATCAATCCGCGCCTTGCTCCAATCGGTTACGCCATTGGCTACTTTTGCAATGAGTTCTTTCTCAAGATTCTCTAATAGCTTGACGATAATAGCCCGTGACTGTATCGCTACGCGCTCCATATCGAGATGAAGCTCAACCGTTGAATCAAAAAGAACCTTATTGAGCGGCACTTGGTACAACCGGAGCAACTAATACAGGCGCTTGTTCGGCTATCTGTGCTTGTTCATCCTCAAACGTCACTTCTGCCGCTATCAACTCGCCTTGTTGTAAGTTATTGAACAACGTCATGCTTGAGATACCTCCCGCTTGCCACGCTCCGACTAACGCCGTTAATTCTAAGGATGACATCTTACTTGGTAGATAATCAGTATTCAATTTAACAGTTACTGGCTGTAATCCTGCCCATAAGTGCATAAATGAACAAGCCCTTGATAATACCTTACCCACTCTGTCAGATAGTTGAGCTAATACGCTAAACTCGCCCGTACTGCGTAGGCTTGCCCCTGTTGCTGTCTCTGCGGTTACGCTGTCACTCAGCATCTTTGCGCCTAACGCTGCCATTTGTTTCTCTTTCAACTCCAGCCGCTTTTCTAATGCGCTTAAGCCTTGACCGCTAAACTCAAGATATTGTGCTTTAGCTTGTGGATCAGGAAATACCCACGCATTAACACCACCGACTGATAAAGTCACACCATCTGGCAACTGAACACCAGCCAGCCAAGGTTGCGGTATGCCCGTATAATGACAACCGTTTTCTAGGTCTGCTGTGGTCATGTAGTGCGAGATATTCAAATCAACTAGGTCGATCAGCAAGGGTAATTCATCGGCATCGCCTAAAAAGTAAAACGGTATTTCCTTTAATGATTTGCCGTTCATTTGCGGATAAATATCATCACCGACTTGGATAAAGTATTTATCCTTTTCGATAAATTTGCGCTGCCGATAGTTGCCCATTTCGTCTAAGTCCAGCACCCGATAAAAGCACTGTTCATCGCCCTCAAATTCTGACTTGGCGATGTATTCTTCTTCTTCAAGTATTAACTGAATGATTCTTTTGCCATCCATGCGCCAGTTAATCACCGAGTCCGCATCGAATAGCGCTAGGTATGGACGTGCGCCTAGTGCCTGAGCCTGTGCGAGTGTGACCGCTTGAATAGTGGGCGAGTGTTCGACCAAGATACCGCCAAAGCCTGTAACCAAGACTTCCTCTAATACTTCCCCGGTAAACTCTGAAAGGCTGCAATCATGCCCTGTCACATCGTCTAAGTAAGGTGATGGATTATCAACACTCGGAGGCACTCGCATAATCATACCGGCGAAAGCATCAACGGTTCGACTCATTGCCCCATAAAATACCGCCCGTCTTTTGTAGGCTTGGTATTCTGGATTACTTTGCCCTGATAGCACGGGAAGATAAACATTCCCCGCTTCATGCACCGCTGTCTGCCCCTCTCTTACGTCCTCGCATTTCTCCCAGATAGCTAACATTTCTCCGCTGTCGGGGTGTCTTTTACTGATATTTTTAGCTGTATCACCGTTCATTATTAGAGTCCTAGTATTTGTGCTGTTTGCATAACCCGAATAACTGGGTATTTGTAGGCGATAAAATAACCGGAGCAATCTGTCCAGTCGTCAATCGCAGGATGATTACTCCATTTTTCTGGATCGCCTTTATCGTCATAACCTTGAGTTTCTAAAGCGTTGGTTAAGTTTGGGCAAGTGTCGGTATTGATTAGCAACCTGTCGTGGCTTAATAGCCCGTTATAGGCGTTAATCCTGTCTCTCACCGCTGGATTGCTGGGCTTGTACTGTAATTGATAACCCGCTTGGGCGATCATGCTTATATCTGACTGACTTGAGTTTGTTTTGTTGGCCTTACCACTAGCATCTGGATAAATAACGCAAGTCTTACCAGCATAACGGGTTAGGTTGTTGATGAAATCCTGTGTGTCATGACTGATAAACTCATCGACTGCTATCGGGTTATTGTTTTCAATGACGAAAACTACAGCACAACAGCCACCGATATTGAAATCAAGGCCGATATGAATAACGCTATCATTAGGCGTAAGAGATCGAGCAACATGGTGTTTAGTCCTATTGAAGAAGTGATAAACCTTATTTTGATTGAGCGAAACGAACTCACCCTCAAGATACAGTTGCGCCAATATCGGATCGTAGTTGGCTAGTATTTGTTCGGCATAATCTTCTGGCAAGAATGGGTTTGAATAAGTCGAGGCTTTGAATAATGTATAGCCGTCTTGTTGTTTCTTCACCCACTTCTCATAGACGAAACCATTTACACCTTGGTCAGGTGTAGTCACTAAGCCCAGTGTGTTTTTATGTTCTCGGTTCTGTCTATTTCGTTCGGATATTTTTCGCCAGACTAAAGCGGCTTTGTCCTTGGGCAGTGTGTCCAATTCGTCACAGATAGAATGGGCTACCTCATAAGCAATGATTCGTTCCGGCCTATCGTAAGACCTGAATATAATCGTGCCATAACCGATAATGTCGATGGTGTAGCTGGATTTATTGGTTCTATACTCAAGACCTAGTTGCTCCAAGTCCTCCTCGATGCCGGGTATAGCCCGAAGTGTCAGTAAATCATAAACCGGCATGTAATAAGCACCGTTTGCACCGGGGTCTGCAAGCAATAACCTAATGAGTCTCAGTGTTCCCGCTTTTGATTTACCCGAACCAAGACCACCCACAATGGCGGGGTGTTTATCCTCACAATAGATGAAGGCATCTTGAGGCGCTGTTAAGTCAATAATCATATAACGCGCGTCATGAAGATCGGCTGCTGTGCATTGGTGTTATTGATAACAGTTTGCGGATCTTTCCCCAATAATTGTTCCGAGGCTTTATTAACTGTCTCTTGAAATAACTTATGTTCATTCATTTCAAAATCTTCATTAACTTTTTTGTTCATGACTGCCAAGTTTTTAAGCGTCATGTTATTGAGTATTTGAGTGTGTTTTGTTCGCTCTTTTATCTCAGCGTCAACAACTGACAACAGCACAGGCTCAAGTGTTGACAATTCAACCCTGACCCTAGCAGCATCAACGATCAACTGTTGTTGTTCGCCTTTTATCCAGCCGTCTTTTTTGGCTTTCCGACTAATCGCTGCACGATCAATCCCAGTCTCTAAATTAATAGCTGATAGAGATTTTCCGACCTCAAATAACGCCCTTGCTTTTGCCCATATCTCGGGCTTTATCGCTAACGCCATCGTTTAGAATGGAACCGCTGAATTTTTTGACGAGACTGAAGTTTTTGTGCCTTTTTTTGGCTTAAAAGCTCTAGCTATCTTGTTCGCTCTTTTCTGTGCCTCACTTAGTTTTGGGGTTCTAAACTTTCCCTTAACTTTCTTAGTGCCTCTTGTTCCTGATCCTGTGTTACCTGTTGCCATAACTTTTCCCGCCTAAGCATTTGATGAGTTGCTTGATATTGATTTAATATTCCCGCTATCCACTCACGATGGAACGCGTATAAAACCGGACAATTATCAATCGTTATCTGCTCTATGTTCATGGAGCTTCTTAAGTTTGCGGATCCACCAATAATGATGTGTTGCCCGCAAACTGTTTTAATTAGCGTTATCTTTGTATGGATGCCAGCGACTGCCAGTGCAAACTGACCATTTCCAAGTTCGTTTGCTATATCTTCTATGCCAGACTTTCTTTCATGTGAAAAATAGAAATCCGATATAACCAGACCCATGACGCCATTGAGCTTAAAGTCTTGAATGTTTTTAAGGCTATCAACATTTTCACGGCTCATTGACAGCGTTGAAATTAATATTTCTTCGGCTACCAAGTCATTGTCGAATAAATAGGCTTCTATTAAATCGCCTGCAATAAAGTTGCCAGATACGATGGCGTTGATGTGTTCGCCTTCTTCAACAATGCCAATATCTTTAACTAACTCTTGAGCATATTTATATTTGACGCATGATGGGCGTTTAAAGCGCTTTACGCGTGCAAATTTTGATGTTGCTGGCTTGCTTTCTTCATCTTCAAACATATCCATGTCAAAATCAAAATCATCAAATTCAGCGTTTAAATCTGCCATTTACTTACTAATCTTTGTCTCAACAACCGTGAGTCGATTATCTAGTCTTGATAACTCATGACGTAAGTCTCTATCTATCGTTGCCAGTGTTTCGTTTATTTCGCCTAGACGTTCGTGGAGCTTGTTACCCATCCAACCAATGACGATAATTAGTACACTCATTAGTCCGCCCACTATCGGCATTAATATGTCTGCATCACTCATGCGTAAACCCCTGACTTCATCTGTGTGGATAGTTCTAACGCCCGATTGCCGACATCCTTTGCCCACTTTGAATCAAGCATTTCAATGGAGGCTTTCGTATAGTCTCCGGCTTTAACAAGTAATAATGCTTTCTTGAATTTGAGTAAACCCACTAATCCCATGTTGAAACACATATTGATTAATATGTCTTGGCGTACCGTGTCGAGTTTATTAATGAAAGGTATGGCTTCTTCGAGTTGATCGACGCATTTAGACACCATGAGTTTGAGTATCCTTTCGGCTTCAACTTCGTTCACGCCCTTTGTGTGAGCTTGGGCAATCTCTAGGCTACTTAAGTGCAGTGGGTTAGCTTTTAGGTTGTAACCGTAGCCTATTGTCTCCTTGCCAGCGCTGCAAAGATAAACCCGATTACGAAAACCCTCGTGACGTTTTAGTTGAGCTATCAATTTATCCATAAAACACTATAGGTAGTGGTAATTTTGGCTCTATTATACCATATCTTGTGTTTTTGCAATATTTTCAACTTTGAATGAGCTTTAAAAATAACCATCGTCATCATCTGAATCTAATAATTCACCTATCTTTATCAGTGCATATTTCACTAAGCACATTGTCACGCCTATTACTCCAATGCAGATTGCAACCAATCCCGTAAGCAGTTCCATGTCCATTCCTTTACCTCTGATGTTGAATTTCAATGTCGTATAGCGGTCTTTCTAAGCCACAATCTACACATGTGCGTTTTTTCCAGCTCACATACGTTGCCCAGTGGGTGTGTTTACAATGTGCTACCCGTACTGGTGCATTAAATAAGTTGATTGGCTGAAAATTCATTAGAGGCCAGCATGTCATATAAAATCATCCAGCATCGCTAAATAATCGAGTGCCTTAGCGGCATCATCATTACTGCCCTCTTTGCGTCCTGCCCTCAATGAATACTTAATAGCGTTGCCCTTAATGAATCCAATGAACTCTTCGGCTGTTAGTAACCTCTCCATCAATGTGAAAGGCTCAATCGGCATATCTTTATAGTGCTGTTTCATTTGATTACCTTTGCAAATGCTCTGTAACGAGCTTGGATAGGACTTAAACCTTCTTCTACGACTACTTCCCAGAACTTAGCCTTAAATAGCTCTTCCTCTTCCCCTGTTGGGTTTCGTCTGAATGTCTTTCTGCACTCATTGAAAAGAAAGTTGTTGTTTAGATCATCCATGTCATCCATCATCATTTCCCCAAGCCTTATAAATCACATACATCATAAAAATCATCGTTAAATAAAACGGTAAAATAATCCAACTAATCATCCGGTCCACCTGTTATTGATACTTTGATATAACCCCCTGTTTCTGTATGCACCCAAGGACGGGTAATAAATCGGCTATCATCTATGCCAAGCGCATCTGCTATGCCGTCACGACCACTTTTAAAACTCGCTATCATGTTGTCGTCATCCCTTTGTCTTTTGTCCGGTGGATAGAATGTTATCCACAGATGTAATCTGCCTTCTGTTTCTGGCACAACAACCTTCGCGGCTTTTGTCATCAAGCAACATTGCAAACGATAAGCTTTAGCTGCTTTGCTTTTCTTCGCCCAATGTACGCGAGCGTTGGGTGATAGTTCTTGTGGAGGCCAAGGTAGGTGTAATTTCATCGTGTTGTTACCATGCCATTCTCTATCCAATAGTTCTGAGTTCTCTCAACACCCTGTCTATGTGCCAGTTCTGTATAATCTTTTTCAAATACCCAAGTGCGCCTGTCTACTTCGTCATGGCAACTGCTACAACAAAATGCACCCTGTAAGTCATGTTTCTTCAATGCCATACCACCACCACCTAAATGTGCCAATACCACTGTTTCAGGATTGCGATTACATACGCCCGGCAATCTGACTAAACACTCTTGACCGCGTGCGCTTTCTCGTAATTTACTCATAAGTTACTCGTAAATCTCACGTCCAACTCAGTCACCGCATAAGCGTATAGCCGTTCAAAATAGATACTCATGCCCTTCGTGGTTAGCTTTGTTGTGCTGCCGACCATTTTTAACGTACCGTCTGGCATTTCTTCCCATTTCACATAATCTGGCAAGGGTTAATTCGTCACTGGGTACGTCCGGTAAAAATAATCCTTTTAAATGTTCGTGCCAGATTTTAGGTGTGTAGCCTTTGCCGTCTATTCGCACTTGTCTGGATATGTCACCGAGTATGGCTTTCCACTGATAACGGTTCTGTCCACTGGTGCGCTTCTTGACGTGTTTTTGTATAACGACTTCCATTGATCCGTCAGTCGGTAATTTTCCCAACGCTTTTTGTGCTTCGATCGGGCCACGTTCATCAATGACAAAAGTAAATTTCATGCGCTAATTACCCTTGACATTTGTAGCCTATAAGCTACAATAGACTCATGAATTACGAAATACACACTACTGAAGTTTTTGACAAATGGACTGCCAAGTTGAAAGACCGTCAAGCAGCTATGGCAATAGCGTTGCGTTTGGCTAGGGTTGCTAGTGGTAACTTTGGTGATACTAAAGTCATTGGTGATGGTGTGAGTGAACTGCGTATTTTTGTTGGCCCAGGCTATCGAATTTATTACACTATCCGTAATAACGAAATTGTTATATTGCTGTGTGGTGGTGATAAATCTTCCCAACAAAACGATATTAAACAAGCCAAAGAACTGGCTAAAAACTTGTGAGACTTCCCGATGAAAACTGAAACAAAACTTTATAACCCTTTCGATCACTTGTTGACTCAAGCGGATATGGGCGACTACTTGACGCAAGCATTTTTGGATGATGACCCTGCTGTTTTTGTTGCTGCACTGGGTCATGCTGCCAAAGCCAAAGGTATTGCCCAACTTGCTACTGATACCGGGCTTAACCGTGAGAGCCTTTACAAAGCCTTGTCCGGTAAAACACAGCCTAAATGGGATACTGTGCAGCGCATCATCAAGGCTCTGAATATTAACTTGCATATTGCCGCTTAACTTCACCCCCACCCCCTGCTCTTTGGTACTGTCATATCTCTAACGCCCTGAAACTTACCTTCATTCATTAATACTTTTCCCTTGTGTCTCATGGCTTTAGCTTGTATGCCAAACTTACTTTCTAAGCTGTCCGTTAATGCTTGCATTTTCAGTCAATTAGCCGCTTTCATAATGACGTAATCGTTGTAATCGCATTTGCGCCCATAATCCTCAACGGTTTCTTGATTAACTAAAGTAACGACTCGAACGGTTTTGCCTTCTTTAACCTTCAATCTGTTAGCTAATTCATAAGCCGCTTTCTGTCCGGTGAAACTCTCGTCTGAATCTGCATAAATCCACACTATTTTGACCGACTCA